ACGTTCCCAGTCAGCCTCTGACGTAGCAGCCGACTTCATAATCGTCGCCTTGGCTTCCGCTTCCACAAGTTTGAGGTTTGCAGCCGCTGCTTGTGCGTTTGCTTTCCCTTTGAGCCAACCTCCCGCTAACTCTGTTATCGGTCCTATTAGTGCCTGAATCATACCATTACACTCCCATATAATGTCATCTCTACGCCAAGCACTAACTCAAGCAACTTCACTATAAGGTGCGTGACTAATTCCTCACTTGTCATAACGCTCCTCGTGTACAACTTTATTGGGTGTTACAGTGGTCTTAGACTCCTTACCCATCCATATGCCGAAACATCCTGTTAAGGCCCCCATACAGACGGATACAAGCCCAGACTGAGCTACAGAGGGATCTGGTAAAGACATAAACCAATGCACTGCTTGATACGTCAGGATGGTAACAGCCAACATCATAAGACGCGGTAAGATTTTCCAGTCATCCAGAATTGTGTGTGCCATAGTAATGCTCCGCTATACGCTTGTGCGTCGTGATTATAACAACTTTTCCGTTTTTGTATACACACCAGACTCCTTGTCTGATCTCAACAAGATCTACCACCGTTCCAAGTAAACACCTAAATAATAAACGCCTAAAACACAGGCTGTGACAGCCAAGATAATCGCGGTCGCCGTTTGGAGTGTTTCTAACTGCTCTTCGCGTTTTTTCATGGCTGCTTTTTTAGCTTCTTGCCGTTGCTTACGAGCTTCAGCTTGCCATTGAATCCACCGATCCCACTGCCCTGGTCTTCCATACAAGCGAATGTAAGATTCTAATTCCTTACGCTGTTCTTTGATTTTTTCGAGTTGCTGAAACTCTTCCCAGTCCCCTTCAGCACCGCCAGTTATAGCCGTAAGTGGACTGTTTTTCTTTTTTTGTACTGCGTCCTTGAGTTCTTCCTCCGCTGTGAGAAACTTTCCCACAGACGACATCAGGTCTGCCCCTTCCTTGCCATTCTGAATACAGGTACGAATTACCGAATAAGCGGCATTCGCAGCCGCAATAGTCTCCAGAATAGCCATCCGCGTTTCCTCACCTTAGAATTCCCCTGCAAATCTTTGCGGTCGAGCTATTCGGCTAAACCGGTGATTTACAAAGCCACCATTAGCGTAGTTGCTATCTTTTGCTTTATTTAAAGCAATAGCCACTGCTTGTTTCTGAGGTTTACCCGCCTTGATCTCCCTGCGGATGTTTTCACTGATTACTTTTTGCGAACTTCCAGATTTTAAAGGCATTAGTCCCTCCGAAGTAAGTTTTGACGCTGAACATTTATACGTTCACGGTTTACTTCGTTACGATCTTCCGCAATCTGTTCTTGACTCTCTATACGTGCCGCCGCCGTAGCACTTTGCTGCATCAAACGTTGCTGCTCTAACGTTAACTCAGCCTGATCGTTTTGAGCCTTGCGTTCCGCTTCTTGCTGCTTGATTGCCAACTCTTGCATTCTGATCTGAACTAGCGGATCTGACATCGGATCCTGAGGCATTGGCATAACTTGTGTATATAGCTGACGCAGCAATTCTTCCTGCTCAATGGATACTAAATACTCCATTTCAGCAGGATTTTGCATTTGAGCTTGAACTTCCGCTATCTGCTGTTGCGCTACCGATGGATCAATATTGCCTTGCTGAACAGCAGCCTCCGCTGCTTGAATTGACTCTTCTATTTGAGTCATCACCATTTTCCGCGCTTTTTGAGAAATGTGCTCTAAAATATGCGCTGTCAATAACCCTGCAACAGGGGGAGATGTCTGAACCAATGGCGTCTGCAACATCATAACGTGCGCTGAAATATGTGCGTCATGGTTTTGATCAGGGAACGTTTTTAACATCTCTTGCATTAAAGCACGAGCATTCTCAATGGCTGGATCCAATGGCTGCGGTTCTGGGGGAGGAGGAAGAATCTCGTCGATGTTTTGAACTTCTAGAGCCTGATACATACGACGATATGCAGCGTTTAAGTTATGGATCTGAGGGTTAGACTGCGCAAGTTGGAGCTGCGTCTGCGCTAAAGTAACCCTTTGCGCCATTGAGAATATGTTAGGATCGCTTACAGGTAGTACATCGACTCGATCATCGAAGTCCGCAGCAAAGATAGCTCTGTTACCACCTTGAACATCATACGGATACTCTTGTGGTAAATTGTCCCTAAAGATCCGCGCCAAAATACGGAACTCTTGCTTTTGAGCATAGTGAAGGCGTTTGTGGATGGCGGACATAACTTTCATGCCACGCTCTAGGAGAGCCACAGTCGTCCCTACAGGGGCTTGTCCGTTCGCATCCGCAGTCTTCTGGTCTGCAAGAGAAACAAAGCGTCTACCGCCCTCTACAAGTGCTCCTAGAAGCTGTGACAACGTTCCAGAAGGTTCCTTGTAGGGCAGCGGAATGATCGAATCCCGTATGTTGCCCCCAGGTGCATCAATGTCCCGCCACTCGCCCGGTTGTAACGGCTCGTCGTCATTACGAACCCTCACGCCCCTAGCCTTGAATCCTGCTGGGAGATTGGCAAGAGTTCCTGCATCGATCAACTGCCGGAGGATGCTCGTTGCCGCACGACCAAGGCCACCAATCATGTGTATCAAGCCAAAGCCATAAAAACCTAGACCAGGCATGAACTTGTAGTGCACAAAGTACTGCTGTTTCTTGGCTAGATCGCCAGATGGGTCAAAGTTGCGTCTGATAGACAAAACTTCACCCGAAGACTCATCAATGCTTACAATATATGGAAGCGCAATTCCTGTCGGTTCTCCATCAGGGGCTAAATCTTCATACCCCTCAAGATCCAAATCAACGTGCATCTCCAAAATGGTATAGATGTCATCCGAATAAGTGCTCGATGTTCCTTGAAGCTCGTCTACTTTTCTACGAACCTCTGAGTCTGCCTGATCTTGATCATACGGTTGAATGTCTACATCGCGGTAGAACCCTGCAATTTGCATCTTACGGACTTCATTGCCGTCCATGCGCAAAACATGAGTGACACGAGGTGACGTTTGTAGATCAGACGCAGAATACGGAACAACAAGGTCTTGTGCAGGTACAAACTTAGATACTGCTCGTTGTTTTGCTTCGTCGTAATAGACTTTCTTAAAAGTAGATCCTGACAGCGGTAAATAGAACAATAGTTGATCCATATCAGGATCGAACTCTTCCATGACCTCTGTGATCTGGTAGTTCATGAAGTCTTTAACACGATTGGCTTGGTCTTCACGCTCTTGATCTTGGAAACCAACAATCTGTGTTTTGACAGGGCCACCTGACGGTAACAGTTCTTTGTACGCTTGAGCTTGGAACTGAGTAACGCTTTCCGCAATTAGCGGGTGAGTGACCCCAGAAGCTCCTTCAAACGGTTGGCTACGTTCTTCATAACGGACACCAAGTTGGTCCAAACCTTTTGTATAAGATTCTTCCCACTCTGAACGAGAGTCCAAATCTTCTTCGTAAGACGCTCTAAGGTCTGACGAAATTTCTCCAAGATATCCTTCATCTAAATACTCCGCTAAGTTAGCATAGTGATCAGGTTCTTCAGGACTAGCTGATGCCATTTCCAACAGGGCTTGGACAATAGCTCCGCCTTGCCCATCCTCAATAACTTCCGCACCATCCTCAAATGTCTCAGGCTGGGGCACAGAAACTTCCACAGAGGATTCTCTGTTCATCATGTCTTCAGGTGTAATCCCTGAATCTACTATCGGTGGCAATGCCATCAGTAATACTCCCGTTTACGATAGTACTGTACACTATCATCTTCGTTTTCACCTTCGAGGTATATAAACCCTCCGCGACGAAAACGCATTAACGCTAACGTCATACTATCACAAAAGTCATCATGATCGCCATTAGGAAATGAAGCGACTTCCTCTATGACCTCTTCCGAGAACTTTTTGTCCTCTGGTGCCCACACCATTCCTGCTTCAAACAGAGGGGCAACCATATGCATACGAGATATCTTATCGTTCCCTTTACCGGGAGAAAAGCCTAACGCTGGAATACCGCGAAGCCGCAACTCGTCAATAAGTGGCATACCCGTCGCTTTTGCTTCGACCAGCACCATATCCGGCTCCCAGTACTCGTGTTCCTCATACGCTACCTCCTTTAATTCTGGAAAATTCCACCTGCCACGACGCGCATCTAGCAAAATAATGTTGTCCGCGCCGCCTTCTTCGGGTTCAAAGATCCCCCAAGTCGTAATAGCTGAGTAGTCAGCCGTTTCTTTCTTAGAAAAAGCAGTATCGTAGCTCTGAATGATGTATTTAAGGGGCGGAATCTTGGGTTTTTCCCATAAATTCCACCATTCTCGCTTAATTATAGCAGATTCAGAGTTTGTTGGGCTTTGTTGCCACTGAGCTTCCCATTTTTGCACGGGAAGAGAGGCTTTAATGGATAAAAGAGCGTTTTTATCCCAAAATTCAGGCCACAAAGGTTTGTCTGAAGGCAAAATCGCAGGAAATTCGACAACTTCCCACTGATCTGCCATTACATCACTGCCCTGCGCAGCTATTAAACGACCAGTGAGGTCTTTTTTACCCCATCGAGTCATAACAAGGATGATTGCACCACCCGGTTGAAGACGTTGGCGGGGGCCAGAGGTGTACCATTCATACGCATGGTCAAATGCAGTCTCACTCAACGCGTCTTGTTCCGAGTGAGGGTCGTCAATAATGAATAAATCCGCACCACGACCAGTGACCGCCGCACCAACACCCGCTGCAAAGTACTCGCCACCAGCACTCGTTTGCCATTTTCCCGCGCCTTTGTTGTCTTCTTTCAAGTTAGTTGCAGGAAATATGTCTTTATATTGTGGGTCATCTATAAGATCCCTGACTTTACGACCAAACCGCACCGCCAGTTCAGTATTGTGCGTAGCTTGGATGATTTTCAGCTTCGGGTTACGTCCCAAAAACCAAGCAGGCATCAAGTAACTTGCAAATTCAGACTTAGAATGACGCGGTGGCATGTTGATAATAAGTCGCTTTAGGTCGCCATTTGCGACCCTTTCCAACTTTTCGGCAATAATTCTGTGATGTGCACCTTCTATGAAGTTTTCATACACATGATGTGCAAATGGCATGAAAAAATTTTGTGCTTTTTCCTGTACATCGAGTCGTTTCTTGGCCTCGGTTAAGGCCAAGATTTCTTTTAACGCCTCTTCTGGTATAGCCTGTAAATTCATTACGCCTTACGTGGGTTTATGGGTGTTATATCCTTGTAGTACGGAGCGTTTACAGGACGTACACCATCTTTGTAACTGTATTTATAGGTTTTATCTATTGGTATACAGACCCATTGACCATCAACTTTTACAGCTTCGAACCCATCAGGGCACTCAAATGGTGCATCTTCGTCGGTATCTTCGACAATTCCGCCGCCTTCTCCATCGCCGTCACCGTCGCCGTCACCGTCTCCATCGCCATCGCCATCGCCTTCTCCGTCGCCTTCTCCGTCTCCGTCGCCTTCTCCAATGCCTGGGTCAAATTCAAGTACACCTTCTTTATCACCTTCTCCGTCGCCGTCACCGTCTCCTGCGGATGGGCCTTCGGTTCCGCCGTCTCCGCCACCAGATCCACCATCAGATCCACCGCCGCCGCCTTCGCCGCCGCCTTCGCCGCCGCCAGATCCACCACCGCCGTCGCCTTCTCCTTCTCCGTCTCCGCCGCCTTCTCCGTCTCCATCGCCTTCACCACCGCCAGAAATAATTATTTCTCCGCCGCCAGTTTCTCCAAGACCTTCTCCACCTACTAAACCGCCGCCTTCTTCGCCACCGCCAAGACCCTCGTTATCACCAAAGCCAAGGGAGTCATCGTCTGTGTCAGTAAAGCCTTCACCATCGCCGCCTTCTTCGCCTTCTCCGCCACCTTCGCTTTCTACCTCAACGACGACAGTTTCGTCACCTTCACCTCCACCTTCTTCGCCTTCGCCATCACCACCTTCTTCGCCGCCTTCTTCGCCACCGCCAACAATTACTTCAACGCCTTCCTCGGATTCGCCGCCTTCACCTTCACCATCATCAAAAGTCTGATCCGTGTCGGCTACCTCAACGACTACGCTTCCATCTTCCTCTGGGTCTTCCTCTGGGTCTTCCTCTGGGTCGTCTATTTCAACTAAAGTTGTATCAATCTCAGGTTCAGGTTCTTTTGTAACAACCGTAATCTCGCCGCCTTCGCCCGTAACTAAGTCTGGATCAACTGAAGGTTCTGCAACAAGCTCAACAGCATCACTGTCCGTATCCGATGCTAAAGCCTGATCTGTCGTGGATGTTACAGTAACAGGGGTCGGAGAACTGATACTCGAGAGACTTGCAATGCCTTCCTCGGATGAAGATGAGCCACCCTCAGGAAAACTAAGTTCTCCACCGCCACCACCACTAATAGGCGTATCGACAAAAGAAATACCACTAATTCCTCCGCCTTCACTTCCTCCCGTTTCAGTGTCTGTGCCGCCACCGCCGCCACCACTGGTTTGTTCGCCGTCTCCACCGCCACCACCGGGCATCCCTGCAAGAATGTCCGTAGTCAATTCAATCTCCGGCTCTTCTTTCTCAAACGGAGTTACCTCAGAACTTAGATCAAAGTAGTCGTTTAACTGATCTTGGAACTGTTCTTCCGTAAGTACAGATACATTCAACAGCTGCTCTTGCTCCTCGGGAGTAGCATTCAAGTACGTTGTGATAAACTCGTCACTACCAAAATAACCAGAGCTTGGATCAGACTGAGGAGAAAGAACCATGGTTCCTGATTCATCAAGCGTACCAAATGCACCAGCGTTTATCGCATCTTGCAAATACTGATTCGCAGTCCGCGTTTCGCCAAGTTCGTCATAGAACTGGTCATACTCAGGAGTGTTAAAACCTTCCCAGTCTAAAACCTCAATCCCTTGGTTTGCAGCGATGGCTCTCCTTGCTAGGTTCTCCATCAACTTACCCATTGTCTGGGCGGGGGTGATGATAGTTTTTAGCACTCCGTCGCTAGTAATACTCGTATCAGACCCTGCCCCTGTTACGGACCCGTATTTGGTTATATCCATGAAATCTGCGTCAGCAATTTTTTGGTCGCCAACGTAATAACCACCCTCTTTTTTGCTAACACCTGGGGGCAACGCAACCTGTACATCACCCGCACCGTAGTTAACGGTCGTGGTCTGATCAGTGTCATATAGTTGCTGAAGCTGCTCTTGAGAAAGCGCAAGACCTTGAGTCCCAAAAACCCCTCCTCCAGCCTCGGTTCCCGTCGCAGTGAGCATACCAGCAATAAGGTTATCTTTCCTAATCTGCTCGTTTGCCGCATCACGAGCCGCTGCTGTCCAATGCCTAACGCCATTGTCATCTACAAATTGAGGCTTGGGTTCTGGTGTAGGTGTAGGTGTAAACGGAGTAGTCTCGCTCGATGTATCGTAAGACGCACTCGTACTACCAACGCTCAAATCCGCGTCCTTTGAATCCGTATTTACCGAGCCATTGCTACCAGAAGTCGTACTACCAACGCTCAAGTCCGCGTCCTTTGAATCCGTATTTACCGATCCACTGCTACCAGAAATCGCACCGCCCTGCTCTGTGTCGTACAATCCGCCATACGGATTCGTTAGTGTTCCATCTCCGTTGTCCGTCCAACCCCAAGTACTGACTAGCTCCTTTTCAACTGCGCTAAGTTCACCTGAGTCCGTTGCTATCTGGTCAACACTCGTATAGCCAGAAGGCCCTGTAGGTAACTGATCGTCATCATCGTCGTCATCCTCTGGTGGTAACGTAACAATGCTGTAGCTGCCACCAGTTGGGTTTATAACGGGAACACCACCGCCACCTGAAACCGTTGCATCTACACTCGGATAACCACTCGGTCCCGTCACCACAGATTTAGATGGCTTGTCGTCGTCAGCAGTAGCGTCCGCAGCAGAAAAACCACCAGAAACAGCGTCATCATCACCACTGTAAGTTAAACCAGTGTTAGTCGCCCCAACGCCTAAATCAGCGTCCATCTTGCCACTAGCATAACTCGTATCAATGCCAAGAGAGTTATTATAAGCACCCCAGTCAATGTCCGCGCCGCTCACATCAATAAGTGTAGACCCAGGAGTATGTGAAGTGTTTATACTCGCAGTCGCATCCAAACTTGGATATCCACTCGGTCCCGTCACCACAGCTTTAGATGGCTTGTCGTCATCGTCAGTTGAATGAGAGTAACCACCAGAAACAACAGGGTCATCACCGCTATAAGTCAAACCAGTGTTGATCGCTCCAACACCCATATCAGCGTCTTTTGCACTCGTGTTGACGCTGCCACCACTGAAAGCATCACTAATACTATCTACGGCACTATCGATCGCATCACTAAGACTGCCAAAAGGATCACTCCAATCCCAATCGTATGCAGGAATACCACCAGGGCCAGGTTCGCCAGAGCCGCCAAGACCCTTCAATAACTCAGCTTCTTGCGGATTAATATACGCCAATTTATGCGGCTGATCGTTAATCATAGTCTGACGAGGAACCATGCCGCCCTCCTTCATACCCGGAACCTGCGACTGAATCGCACTCGCTATCCCAGCCTCCATGTGAGGATCCCGCATGTCAGAGGGCAAAGAACCAAGAACCTGCGCTGCACGAAGCAATCTCGGGTCAATCTGAGGTTGCGGTGCTTGAGCAGAAGCCTCCGATGCAGCAGGAGCCGAGGTCCGAGTACCTCCGAACTTTTGCCCATAATCACTTATAGACGTACCATTCTTATCCTCAGGGTCGTAACGCCCACCAGTCTCCAAGAACTTACGCATACCATACTTACCACCAATATGCGCCATCCCCATCAATGCCTCAGGAGTAACCTGTACACCGCCAACATTCTTACCAATGTAATAATCCAAGCCATTGTCCAACGCGTAGTTCATGATGTCCTGCTCATGCCACGCCTGTACTTGCTCCTGTAAAGCAGGATTGTTCCGATACTGATCCATCGAAAAACGCATACCAGTCGCCTTCATATAATCAGACAACCTATCCAAACCAAACTGATATTTCCCAGTATATCCCTCTGGGTTTACCACATCATAACGACCAGAACTCTCACTTTGGCCCAACGCTTGTCTGAAATCAGCCATTTCTATTCCTTACCTACGTGTAACTGTTAAATCGGCGGCACTAACCGAAGACCACGGATC